CTTTGAATTAAACCATTTAATAACCAGTTATCTAAGTCTCTATCATTAAAAACTACTAAACAAGTATCACCTTTTATTATTGGGATTGTTATTCCTCCGTCCGTTGCCTTATGTATAAGTACGGGCACTTCTAATAAGGGTGGGTAATCAATAATAGTTTCGTTTTCTGTGTATTCATAAACCCCTTTGTCTACCAACTTAATAGTAGCGTTTTGATTTACTGGATCAAAGCTTTCAATAATTCCTACTCTATGGCAATTTAAAGTATATGCTAAATCGTCTATAGCTCCATTAATAACATCTTCAAGTTGTGGTTCGTTTATTTTATCCTTAATCATTTAACTAACCCCTATTAATCCCTGTTGCAATTGATCTCCTATATATAATTGTAATGTAGTTTTACAAGTGCCTCCTACCGCTCCAGATATAACCCCATTATGCTTGATTCCTATAACTTTAAATTGTCCATTATATTTTGGATTATATAAAGATTTTATTTCTACTAATTGCCCAACTATAATTTGAGGCTCGAATAATATTTCTACTACTAAAACTGCCCCTTGTCTTTGTGGCGTGCCTAATAATCCAGTTTCTGAGTTAATTAATAAAACTTTACCGTTTAATGATTTTATGTACTCATTTATTTTTAATTTATTAATTTTTTCTAAATCAATAAAAACTTCATTTTTATAATTATTATTTAATAAACTAAAAACATTGCCATTTAATGGACTAGGTGTTTTTGGTTCTCCTAATGTTTCACCTATAATCCCCTTTTTTATTCCTTTTAAAGAATTAATTAATAAATCTAATATATTTTTATATGTTGTGTTTTTTGTTATTGATTGACTAATTACAGAGTTATAGGCTGCAAAGCCTCCATCTAAAGCGTTTATATATGTAATTACATCGCTTCCTTTTCTATAAGAGTAAGCTTCTAAAATATCTCCAATAAAAGCAAGTGACAAATTATTATCATTATTATCGTCAGTACCATATCCAGCGTTAAAAATTATTTTTTTTCTATTTATAATTGATTTAATAGCAAATTTCTCTTGAAAAATCTGGCTTCTATTTGTTTCACTTAAATTATAAATCTTAAAAGTAGCAGAATTTAAAGTGCTAGCTGTATTTCTTACAATATCAAATTCTACTGTTAAAGGCGTTTTAATCTCTATTGCTTCCCTTTTTGTAGGATCTTGTAAATTTTCTTTTAAGTATGTGAGTTTACATCTTCTACCTAATTTCATAATATATTGTTTGCCACCTCTTGTACTTCTTCTTCATTTAACAAGTATAATTTTACCCTTTCACTTGAAAAATCATCTATTAAAAAAGGCTCCGAGAAGTCTATAGTAAAAACTAACAATCCAAAAGGTAATATATTCTTGTATTGATTTAATATATTAGGTGAATTAGTTAGTCTTGAGTTATTAATTGTTACATCTTCATAATTTAAAGAAAAAAACCACCCACTCTGCTGCTCTCTATATTGTAATGTAAATTCAAAAGTTTTGTTTTCCTCTGTTACTATTTCTAAAACTTGTAAAGGATCTTGGCTAATTTCTGTTATTTGCTTCATTTTATTTTGTAAAAGAATTAAAAATATTTTTTGCTATTGAAGTTTTTACTTCTGTTCCGTTTGCCTTACCCTGATTTTTAACTTCTGCTTTTTGCTGTTCTGTCCTGCCTTGATTTTTTTTAATTTCAAAATCTACTAGATCTACACTTGTCGTCCTAAACTCTTTTAAAACTACTGTAAAATCAGATATAAATCTATTATCCCCTTGTATTGCAACTACATTTTCAATAGCATAATCACTGATAAAGCCATAAGGAGTCTCAACTGATACTAATATTTTTGATAAAAATAAGGCTTTAAAAAAATTATAAGCTTTTGCCTGTTTAGTGTCAGGTGGATTTAATTGTTTATAAGCTTGAAATAAATCCACTCCAAGCCCTATATTTTGTTCTAAATTAGAAGAAGTGCTTTCTTTATTGGTCGCAATTGTTTTATCTACTTGTTTTGCAAAATTTGTAACTACAGGAATATAAGAATTTATTATAGTTAGTTTTTCCGCTAGTTGAGTAATTTGATTTTTTGCATTATTGCTATCATCTACTAATTCACCAATAAAGCCCCTTAATGTAAATTTAGTTGGTTTGATTGCAATATGATCTTGCCTTGTTGAGTTATCCTCTACAAAATGATCTGTTATATCTGCTGTTTGCTCTGATTTATGCTCCTCAAATATATCAAAAGCAAATCCTGCAATACCCATATTTACTATAGGCGTTACTACAAATTTATTAACTAGGTTATTAATAGAATTTGCATTATCTATTGCTTGTTGTTCGTTCCCCGTTGCCATTTTATCCCCTTTTTTTGTAAACTTTCTTTACTTATAAAGCTATATTGTTATATTATTAACTTATTAACTTATAAGTGAAAAATGTTTAAAATATTTATTTTAATAATAGCTATATCTTGCTTTAATTTCAATATCTCAAATTCTACAGAAATAGATGAGGCTAAGAAATTGATGAAACAACTAGAAAATTTTGACTTTGACACATTAAATAAGAAGCAGCAAAATTTTTTAACAAGTATTATTTTTCTAGCAAAAATGAGTTGCGTAAAAGCCCCTAAATATAGAATGTGCAGTAATAATAATAATATAATTTGTTATGATTTTGATAATGACAATACTTCTCTTTGCTTCAGTAATGAAGATATTAAAAGTTTAAGCGATTTTTTTATTAAATACCAAGCTAAATAATTATTTAACTATATTATTTTGACTTGAATAAACATCGTTTAATGATTTTTGAGTAATTGGCGTTAAATTCCTTTCTAATTCTTGAGAAATTAATTCAGGGCTTTGTACTCCATTAATACTAATATTATTGTTAATAACTGGACTTGCATTGCCAAAGCCAAAAAAATTTTTTAAATTATCATATCCTGTTGATATTGACTCCCCCGCCCCTGATAAAAAGTCACCTATAAACATGCCTAAAGGAGTTTCAGAAAATCCAGATTCTTTTACCTTATTGCTTACAATACTTGCTATTATTGAGGATCCTGCTCCTATTCCTCCTATTTTTAATAAACCCCCTGCTTTTCCTTTTAATGGCAATTTATTTAATGCTAAAGACAAGCCTCCTACCGCTGCTGTTATTTTTGCAATAGTACCCAATATCTCATTGCCATTAAATAAATCTCCTATCACTGGTAATTCTTTTAATCCTTTTATTAAATCACCTATTAGGCTGTCTCCTCCTGCCTTATAAACTGCAATATCTTCTAATAATAAAATAATAGCAGATAAAGCAGTTAAAAAAGGTGCTACGCTTAAAGCAAGCAATCCAAATAAGGCTGTTATAATATATATACCTTTTTCAAGACTTAATATACTACTTACCATATCAGATAATAAACCAACCACCCTCGTCAAGGCTGTTGATATTTTAGCCAATACCCTAAAAAAATTATTCATTACTTGAATAACTTTTTCACCATTATCTTTTAACCATTTAAAAAATTTATTAACTAATTTATCTAAATCAGGTGCTAGTCTTGCTATAGCTTGATCTTTTAAGGCCTTAAATCTTAATGATAAGGCTTTTATAGAAGTTCCTACCCTGTCTATATCATCTCTTTGCTTTTTACTAAGAAAAATATTATTCCCTAATTTTTCAAATTCTTTATTTGATAATTTTAAAATATTTATAAATTCAGCATTTAACCCTAAATTACTAATTTGAGCAGTTGCAATAGAAGGATCAATGCTTTTTATATTTTCCCTTAATTGTTCAATAACACTAAAAGCATCTTGACCTCTAGGATCTATTCCTAATAATTGAAAAGGTGCTATATTTCCTTGCCCTATTTCTAAAGATTTCAAACTTTTTTGTAATGCTGCAACGCTATTAGTTATCTGTTCAGGCGTTAGAGATAAATTAGCTAATTGCCCTATTTGTTGTAAGCGTTGTAATTTTTCAATAGATAATCCAGTTTGTAAATTTATATTTTTTAATGCTACTACTCCCCTTAATCCACTATCTACAAATTTTTCTATTGCAATAGTTGCACCAGTAAAAGCCCCTGCCATTAAAAGCGTTTTATTTCTAATATTTGTTACTGTTGCGTTTATTTTGTTTAATTGTGTGGTATCAGTTTTGACCCCTAATTTTACAAATAAATCTGCTATGCTAGCCATTGTCCTTATTTAAATAAATATATTCTTCTTCATAATTATTGATGAATTTTTCATATTCAGCAAGTTTAAAAACCCATTTAACTTCCATTTTACTTATTTTTTCAGGATCGCCCCCGCAATAACCTTTTTTTGCTAAATTTAAAATTAGCATATCTTCATTATCAAGTTTTATTTCTGTTCTGGGGATTCTGTTGGTTTTGTGCCTACCTGTTGTGTATACAGTGAGACAAGGGGCTTGATAAAAGGGCTTAAATTTTCAATTATACATTTTGTTACAATTTCGTAGTAATTTTCCCTTGCTTCTATTTCTTCAAAAGTATCTCTAGTTATTTTTAAGTCATTGTATTTGCATCTTTTTAAACAATTAAAAACTGCCTTTTCAAAATCATCATTACTATCCGCTTCTAATAAAATATTAATGATTTTTTGTATTGCTTCAATTTTTAAATTTTTAAAATCTAAGTCAATAGATGCTATATCAATATTGCTTTTTTTTATTATTTTTACAGCCTCTTTTTTTAGCAATAAAGCATCACCAAAAGAAGAGGCATTAATTGTTATGTTTGCTCCATTACTAGAAGTATATTCCATCATATTTTTTTATATAATTATTAAGCTATTGTTTTAGGTGCAGAAGTAAATTTCAATCTAAAAACTACAACCCCCTGTTCTGTATCTCCTTCTACATTTGAAGTTGCATCTTCTGATTGTTTAAATACTCCGCCTGCAAGTGTATAGACCTCCCTGTTTACTGTTCCGTCACCTTGTCCTACTCTTTTTACAAATTCACCTTTTAACAATACAAATGAAGAAAAATCCCTTTCCATTTCTAATTTTCTACTAGTAAGAAATTTAGCATCAGATGAGCCTCTTAATATTCTTAATTCTACATCTACTTCTTTTCCTGTTTCATTAAAAGAATATATTGAATTTCCATTTTTTCCTATTTTGACTCCTACCAATTCATTAGGATATGACAAAGTCAATACATCTCCATCACCAAAATCATTTAAAACTCTATCGTCAATTTGTATAGTGTCCGCTCCTGTTAAGCTGTTTACATTAGTCATTGTTCACCCTATTTTTTTAATTATTAATCTTCTATTACTACTATAACATCGCTGCTATGTATAGCACCTGCTCTTTTAATTGCTATCTGCCCTAGCGGTGCTTTTCTTTGCTCTCTATCCGCTTGTGATTGTAAAGCAATAGGTAAGCTATAAATATAATATCCTATATCTGATATATTCCTCCTTAAATCATCAGGATTTCCAAAAGTTTCGCTGCTGTTCCAGGTACCTGCTGCAATCATTCCGTTTCTAATTCCTTGTTCACAAACTTTACCCCAAGCTCCTTTTAGGCCTTCCATTCCTTGCTCTGTTTGTGGAATTTTTGTATTTGTTTGCCTTAAATAATTGAAGCCTGCAACCTCTAAAGCTAATTTAAACCATAGATCATTATAAATATTATCAAAATAATCATTGGAACCAAAAGATAAAACTACAGATAAACTACTAACACTAGTATAAATATCAGCCCCTGCAATTTCTGTTTTATCTAATATAGTTTGATTTATAGAATTATCAGGAGTTACTCCAACTAAAGATTTTAAATTTAAAGTATTAGTTGTGTTTGACCCTGCAAAATTTACACTACTTCCTCTTGAAATATAAGCAGCCTTAGCAAGGTTTCTGTCATCAATTCCCTTAGTGTATAATACGCATCTTGTTTTAGTTTCGCTAGCATCTTTTATCTGAGAACAAATTCCAGTAGTTGGCTCTACATCTTCAGTACTAGCAAAAGTTTCTACATAATATTTATCTCTTGATTGTACGCCTGTCGCTAAAGTTTTTATTACTGCATCTTCCATTTGTAAATCAGTAATAAAGCCGTAATATGCTACATCTTCTTCAGTTCTTGTTAATGCTTCTAAAATTGTTTCACCTTGTGCATTATTTCCTCCTGTCGCTGTTCCTGCTACTACATTAAATAAACTTGCTGTGCTAAGATCAGTTCCAGTACCTGCTGGTAATTGTACTAAATCTACAGTTGAAGAAGCCCCAACTTTTTTTGATAATATATCAAATCCAGTCGCCTTACTTTCTACTACTGCATTATTTAATCTATTTTGCAATATTTTTGCTATATCTTCAAAAGTGCTAGCTCCTGTAAAATCTAAATCTGTTAAGTCAATATTATTTCCATTTAATACAACCCTTATATCTCCATTACTTACAGCTAATATATTAGATAAATTAGCAGTTATATCAGTAGTTTCATATTTGCCTTCTACTGCACTAATTGAATTTATCAAAGGAATAGTTACAAGCCTACCCTCTCCGCTTAATATATTAGGAGATTGAGCAAATATTGCATTTGCCATTTTTGCCGCTTGTGAATTAGTTCCATAATCCGTTGCAACTTGTCTTGAATTTGTGTAAATTCTGTAAGGATCCAAATTACTAGGTAATTCTGTTGTAAATATCGCTACGCTGTTAATATTAGCATTTTCAAGCCCTTGTGGTGTGCTTGTAAGTGATATATTTATTATATTATTTATATCTATAGTCATTAGTCTGTTTCTATTTGGTTAATAAAATTATTATCATAATAATCAGTATTTATAGTATTATTATAATAGGCTAAAACAGATATATTTATTGCAAATCTGTTCACTATCCCCGCCCCTTCTAATTCCGATACATTCAAAAAACTATTACTTAAATTTGCAATCTTAAATTGGTATAATTCTTGTTTATTTTTTGAAAAATTAGAATTAATTGAAAGTATCACTTCTTCTTTTCTTTGTCTAGCTTCATCATTCTTTGAGATTACATTTATTAAATATTCCTCCCTTGTTAGCATTGTAATGCTTTCTTGTGCTCCTTCTATTCCTTCTGGCTGTGGTATAAATGTGTTATTTGTTGAATAATTGTTAGAAGATAAATTCTGTAATACTATAAATAATCCGCTAGTTTCTGGAATTACATAATCTTGATTATATATAAAAATTTGTTCATCTGTTAAAGACATCCCATTTTTAATTATATCTGCTAGTATTTTAATAGTTTCTCTATCCATAATTTTCTACTAAATGATATTCAAAATAGCCATTTAATCTATAATCTTTTTTTGCCATAATTTTATATTCTTTTCCGTTATATTCAATTATGTCACTTGTTTCTAATTCTAAAGCTATTCTAGTATGAATCATAAGCCATTCCCAACTTCTGCTCTCTAAAGGTTTTATTTTTAAATCTTCATTTTTCAAAGGCTGTATTACTCCCTTAAAATTAAACTCAACTTTAATATTTACTTTTTCATAATCTACTATTGAAGAAGTAATTTTATATAATTTTATAGGGCTTTCCCAACCATTAAAAGCATATTTAATTTTAGGTATTGTCATTTTTTCAATTTCTCAACCTTATAAATTATTGATTTTCTTAAATCTGATGAATCTATTAAAATTTTACTGCTCCCTTTTTTAATTGCTGTCTTCTTAGCTATTGGCTCCCATGTGCCATATCCTCCCGTTTCAAAAGCTTCTTGAATAATTGCATAGGCATCTATACCTATCAATTCAAAGATTTTTTCTTTACCATTCTTTTTAGTTATATTGGCAGCAATAATATTTTTTAAATTATTTATTAATTTTTTCCTTTTTAATTCTAAAGGTGATCTCAAAAAGGATCTAATACGGATATTTTTAGTAATAGATCCAAATTCGTGTATTGCTCCAAGTTCAGAATTTGTAATTTCTCCATCTTCTCGATTGTTATTTTCATCAGCAAAAATACCAACCTTTGTTACTAAATTTGTTTTTAAATTAGCTAGTAAATTGTTTAAACCTTTATCTTTATAAACAACTTCATTGTTTTTAGGCATTTGTTCTTCCTTCTGCTATATTAAAATTACCTATTAATTTTGGTAATATCATATTTAAGTACTTTAAACCATAACTAGTTCTTGTATAAAATGAATAAGTAGGGTGGTTTAACTGCCATTCTGGGATTGTATAACTTTCTGATACGTTGCCAACGCTTCTTGAATTAACAAGCCCTCCGTTTGTGCTTTCTAACCCGCCTGCATTTAAGTCATATACTAGGTAATGAGCTGCTAAATATAGATAAGCTAGTTTTATATCTGCATCATTGCTAAATAATGCTACATTAAAATTCATGCAAGCTTCTGTATAGGCATTTGTAATATCTTTGTCAGATATTAAACCTATATTAGATATTTCTTTCCAATCTACGCTAGTAGTTGGAATTGTAACAACCCCATCTTGCAAGCACTCATAAAACAAGAAATTTACATTATAAAAAACTTTGTCGCCTGTGTTGTAAGTGCCTGCTTCCCATGTGTTTACATACACAAAATCACGGTAAAACTGATTTTTAAAATCTTCTACCGTGATTGATTGTGTTACTGCATCCGTGCAAGCCATTTTTAATCAGTTTTTTTCTTTTTTGATTTTTTTAATTTAGGTTTTTTAACCTCTTCTTGCTCTATTTTTAATTCTTCCATTCCATTATATCTTAATAAAATAGCTGCTTCTTTTTCATCAAATTCTAAAATCTGATTTACTTTAAAAAGCCCTTTTGAAGTTTTAAAATTAGTTTTTGTGTGGTTTATAATTTTCATTTTTTACCTAAATTAATTTATTAAAAAGAAATTACTAAATATCAACTGCATGGTCAAAGTATAATATCTCCGCTGGTCTCAATGCTATTACTCCGCTAAATTG